AGTGCCCATACTGACTCTTGCGGCACGTCTGTACAGAGGATCGGAACATCCGGGAGTGAGGATTACCGCATCCATTCCAAGTGCCGCAGCCGAGCGGATTATGGCGCCCACATTGGTGGGGTTCATATGCTCACCGCTGGTGGTGATCTTGGTGCCGAGGTTACGCATAATGTTTTCCTCGGTCAGCACATCGATCAAGCGGCGATCGTATTCCTCGGGTACGAGGTAGCCGCCCTGTGCGTCCACGCCTTCGGAAAGCACATTGCTGACCTTGCGGAAGTTGGAGCGGAGGGCAGCGAGGACGGCCTGTCTGTATTCATCAGAAGCGCGGCCAGTCTTCTTTTCCTCCTGCTGATTGCCGGGTCTGCCGGTGATGGGAGCGGTAACGGGCTTGGCCAGCTCTGCGTCGATCGCTTCCTGTCGCTCCATGCGCTGGATTTCACGACCATAGTCCATGATCTGTTTCTCCAGTGCATTGTAGGTGGCCTCATCCTCTGCGGAAAGAGTGCCAGCGGGGGTTCTGTGGGTTTCAGCAAACTCCTTGGCTGCTTCCCACGCCTTATTGCGCTTTGCGCGCAGTTCGATAATAGTCATGTTGTTATCCTCCATTACATGAATTTCTTGATGTCATCCAGTCGCGCCATGATGTCTGCGACCGAACGCTCTTTGACCTTCGGGTTGATTTTTGCTGCCTGCGCCGCCATGCGATGCTGCAGCTTGTTCATGAGTGTGGTGTTCACCTGCTTGCGGGAGAACAGCATTGCCTTGGGCTTTTCCTCCTGCTCGTCGGGATCGTCATCATCCTCGTCTTCTTCCTGCGGCTGCACCTGCGGGGGTACAGCATCGGAAGGTCGAGCCAGAATGTCATCGGCAAAGCCAAGCTCCACAGCTTTATGGGCGTCCATCCAAGTTTCCGCATCCATGAGGTGGGAAATCTTTGCACGGGACAGACCAGTTTTGATCTCGTATGCGTTGATGATGGAATCCTTCACGCTGCCAAGCATCTCAATGGCCTTTTCCATTTCGCCTGCATCGCCCATGGCGACTGTCATGGGATTGTGAATCATCAGCATGGACACAGGCGACATCAGCACCTTGGTGCCTGCCATAGCAATGACGGAAGCAGCGGACGCTGCGATGCCGTCGATCTTGATGGTGACATTGCCCTTGTAGTCCATGAGCATGTTGTAGATCTGGGCTGCTGCTACGCAATCGCCGCCGGGACTGTTGATCCACACGGTGATATCGCCGTCGCCTGCGAACAGTTCATCCTTGAAAAGCTGGGGTGTGACATCATCGTCAAACCAGCTTTCTTCTGCGATGGTTCCGTTCAGATGCAGGACTCTCTCCACCGGTGCCGTCTCCGTCGCCGCCAGATTCGTCCACTTCCAGAACTTCTTCGTCTTCATCGGAATCCTCCTTTCCGTCATTGTTGGGGGTTGTATTTGCAAAAGCTCCTGCGCTGGCCATCGGGAGCATGTTGCCATTGATGAGGTACAGGTCGCCGCCTTCTTCTGTGGGGATGCGATCCAGATTCTCCAGCTCACGAATGTCGTTTGCACTCATCCAGCCATTTTGTCTGGCGATGGCGTATCCGTTCATTCTGCTCTGGTAATCACCGCGCAGCAAACCTTCCAAGTTGAACTTGACGAAGTATTCTGCCTTTTCATCCTGCAGGAGCAGTGAGCGCATGAACGCCTGCTCCCAGCGGATGACCCACGGGTCAAGGGTGTATTTCACGAACTCCAGCGACTGCTGCTCAATATTAGAAAAGCTCGACTTTTCCAAGTCACCGACCATGTGAGGTGGGACGCGGAAAATTCGAGCAATTTCGTTGATTTGGAATTTGCGGGTTTCAAGGAACTGCGCCTGTTCGGGGCTGATCCCGATTGGCGTGTATTTCATTCCTTCCTCCAGCACCGCGATTTTATTTGCGTTGCCGCTGCCGCCGAAGGTGGATTGCCAGCTTTCGCGCACACGCTGCGGGTCTTTGATTGTGCCGGGGTGTTCCAGCACACCGCCCGGTGCAGCGCCATTAGCGAAGAACTTTGCACCGTATTCCTCGCAGGCGATGGCCATGCCGATGGCGTTCTTTGCCATGGCGATCGGTGAGTAACCGACGAGTCCGTCGAAGCCGAGGCCGGGGATGTGCAGCACATCGCTGGGCTTCAGCGTGACTGTTGACCCCTTCATGGTGGCTGCTTCATCGTTTGATCGCTGGTAGGTGTAATACAGCTGGCCTTTTTCGTCTCTGTCCACCGTCATCTTGTTTGGCATGAGCGGGTACAGGGCGATGACTTCACCTTTGCCGTTGCGGATGATCTGTGCGTATGCGTTACCCCAGAGGAGCAGATGTGTCATGAGGGTTTCTCGGAACACAAACGAACTCATTTCGGGGTTCGGCTCATCGTGCAAAAGCAAGTACAGCGGATGGTCGATGGCTTTTTCCTTGCCGCCGTTCTTTGTGTACCTATATACATGTAGCGGCAGGCCTGCGATGGCCTCGGCCAGTATTCTGACGCAGGAGTACACCGCTGTCATTTGCATGGCTGATCGTTCTGTGACGGTCTTGCCTGCAGTGGTGCCGCCCATGTAGAAGGTGTATCCGCTGCCTGCGGTTCTGTTTTGGGGCTTATCTCTTGATCGGAATAGTCCAGAGAACATTCCCATTTGTAAATCACGCTCCTTTTCAAATAAACAAAATGCCTCGGTCATCGTAGACCGAAGCACCATTGCCTTGGTGACGAATCGCTCTGTCCAGCGCCATGATCGTTGCCACCGCACCGTCGATTCGTTCAGTAGATTTTTCTTTGTCGGGCTTGATATTGCCTGCGGGATCTGTGCGGACATAGATGTTGTCCATCATCCAGCGCAGCGGCGCGTTGCCGCCGTGTGCGATCCTGCCCTCCAGCACCAGCTTCATTAGCTCCTTGGTGGGAGGCGACATGTCCTTGAAGCCCTGTCCGAATGGTACGATGGTAAATCCTGCGCCTTCAAGATTCTGGCTCATCTGTACCGCGCCCCATCGGTCATAGGCGATTTCGCGGATGTTATATTTCGTACCGAGGTCTTCGATGAAGTCCTCGATGTATCCATAGTGAATTACATTTCCCTCCGTGGTCATAATCGACCCTTGCTTTTCCCACACATCGTATGGTACATGATCGCGCCGTACCCGAAGCGCCAGCGTATCCTCTGGTACCCAGAAGTACGGGAGGATGACATATTTCTCATCGTCGCTGCGTGGCGGGAACACCAACACGAAGGCCGTAATATCTGTGCTGCTGGAAAGGTCGAGGCCTGCGTAGCACTCGCGCCCGATCAGCGATTCGGGATCTACTGCGCTGTCGCATTTGTCCCATGCATCCATTGGCATCCAGCGCACCGACTGCTTGACCCACTGGTTGAGTCGTAGCTGTCGGAACAGGTTTTCCTCGGCGGGATTTTCTTTGGCGCTGTTGTATGCTGCTCGGAGTTTATCCACATCCACCGTTACATCCAGTGACGGATTGGCCTTGTACCACACCTGCTCATCCGACCAATCATCATCGTCATCGATGCCGTATATCACGGGGTAGAAGGTCGGGTCATGTTTTCGACCTGCCATGATGTCTTTTGCCTTTTGGTGTATCTCCCAGCAGATGCTGTTGCGATCGGTACCTGCTGTGGTGATCAAAAAGAAAAGCGGCTGCTTTCGCGCGTCGCCAGAGCCGTGTGTCATAACATCGTATAGCAGTCTGTTCGGCTGAGCGTGAAGTTCGTCGAATACCACGCCGTGAACATTCAGACCGTGTTTGGTGTAACTTTCTGCCGATAGCACTTGGTAGAAGCTGTTGAGCGGGGTGTACACCAGTCGCTTCTGGGAAAGCACCGGCTTGATGCGCTTCTTCAGCGCGGGGCATTGTTCGACCATCTGGCAGGCAACATCGAATACGATGGACGCCTGCTGCCTGTCTGCAGCGCAGCCATAAACTTCAGCGCCCCATTCGCCGTCGCCAGCCAACAAATAAAGAGCGATCGCTGCTGCGAGTTCGCTCTTGCCTTGCTTCTTCGGTATTTCAACATACGCCGTGTTGTATTGCCGGTAGCCGTTGGGCTTCACGGTGCCGAACACATCACGCACGATGGTTTCCTGCCATGGGAGCAGTTCGAAGTTCTTACCATGCCATTCGCCCTTGGTATGCTTCAACGCATTGATGAATGCGACTGCTCTATCTGCGAGGGAGGGATTGGTAATGATTTTCTTTTCGGGTACTATGATCTGTCCAGTGTCCACTGATTTCCTCCTCGCTGCAAAAAACGACAGCGCCCACGCGCTGCCGCCGTCATATTGTTATCTGCGTTTTCGTTTTAGTGTGACCTCCTCACCGATGATCTCCAGTGCTTCTTCGTAGCTCTGCGCCTCGAAGACCCGATCGCGCAGGTTGTTGAAGTCGGTGTATCTGCGCTGCTTACGCATGATCTTACTGACCTCTCCGAGTATCCAGTAGATGTTGCCGCTGTGGCCGTAGGGGTCATACTCCACGATGGGTTTATCCTTTTTCATGCTGACCCTCCTTGAGGCCGAGTTCGTATGCTTCCTCCAGCGCTGCCTTCAAGCACCATACCGCAATGTCGAGGAAGTCCTCTGCGTCATGGTATCTCGGTTCCAGATCGCCGCGTTCTTTTACGCCGTAGAAGTGCTTCTTGGCGATCGTCAGCACTTTGCGCTGCTGCCGCTTCGTGAGACTCATTCGACCACCTCCTTCAGCTGGAATGTGATGGTGCCGTCGTAGCTCATGCTGAAGTTTACGACCTCGCACTCATCGTACTTATCGGGGATGCGTCGCAGGTCGCCGCAGAAGTATTCCTTGCTGCCGTCTTCGTTCACCAGCAGGATGCGGGCGTACCCGCTGACCAGATCGTAGAACTTGTTCAGTCGAATCATCGCCGCGCCCTCCTTACCAGTTTTCGCCGTGGAGGATGATCTCCATGGCCAGTTGTGCGTCGGGGTCGCTGGGCTTGATGTCCCAGCCGCGATCGTAGTTGCATACGATTTCGCCGCCGCGCTTGATCATCAGCTTACTGATCCTGCCGCCTTCGATGCCCCATTCGGAGCCTTCATCGAATTGCTTCATCCAGTAATGGAAGATGCTGCTGTTAACCTTGATGCTGCCTTCTTTCCACATATCCGTTACCTCCTTACCACTCGAAGCCCGCGCATCTGACGATCTCGCGGATTGCGTTCATCGCTCTCTTGGGGCTGCTGTAGTCGCGCATGAACTTGGGATCCTGCTTGCCGTTGCGTTTGACTACCACCAGCGGGTATCCGTAGCTCAGTGTGATCCGAACTTCCAGCGTGTCATCCTGTTCGCCGTACCATGCGACCTGTACCTTGCGGTGCCACTCTCTGTGGTAGATGCTGTGGCCGAGGTCGGTGGTGGTTACATAGGTGAAGCCGTTCTTTGCGATCAGCTCATCGAAGTCTTTCTGTGCTTTTTCTATGGTCATTGCTGTTGCCTCCTGTGTTTTTGGTAGGACAATTAAGCCAGAAAGAAGGGGTAAAGTCCAGAGAAAAGAACGAGAATTAGCATTTAAGTCACAACTATTTTTTTACCGTCTCGGATGACCTCCACCTGCGTTGCGCCGGTGAATTTCATGTACCGCTTGACGATCACATCGGCATACTTGGGATCCAGTTCCATGGTGTAACAACGCCTGCCGAGCTGCTGGCAGGTGATCAGCGTACTGCCGCTGCCACCGAAGGTGTCGAGGACGATATCGCCCTGTCGGCTGCTGTTCTTCACCAGTCTGGCAAGCAGCTTCAGCGGTTTCATCGTCGGGTGATCATCGTTGCGGGCGGGTTTGTCTTCATTCAGTATCGTGGTGGATACTTTGTCGCTGAATATGTCGCGGAGCAGCTGCCGCATCTCATCCTTCTTCAGCTTATTGATGTCGATGCGCTTATCCTCGATGACGGTGGCCTGTGTGCGATCGTCCACGAAGTAATGCGCTGCGCCGTCTGTCCAGCCGTAGATGCATGCTTCATGTTTCCACTGGTAGTCTTGGTGACCCATGGTGAAGCTGTTCTTATTCCAGATCAGCATCTGGCGCACCTTGCCCAGTGCTGCGCTGCAGCTCCTGCGGAATGCACCGCCTTCAGTTTCCGCATGCCAGATATAAAACGGAGCGCCGGGTTTCATAACCGCATGCATCTGCTTGAATGCTGCAGTCAGAAAAGCCACGAACTGTTCCTCTGGCATATTGTCGTTTTGGATGGTCTTGCCGTTGCTGCCTTCGTATGCAACATTGTAAGGTGGGTCGGTAATACAGAGGTCTGCGACCGCTCCAGCCATGAGTGCTGCCACATCTTCGGCCTTGGTGCTATCGCCGCAGTACAGGACATGGTCGCCCAGCAGCCAGCGATCTCCGGGCTTGCTGATCGGCGCTTCCTCCTGCGGTGCGACGGCGGGTGGTTCGTCTTCCACGATCTCCGACTGGTCATCGAACATGTCGCTCATTTCCGAAACATCGAAGCCGGTGAGCGTTGCATCGAAGCCGCTTTCGTCCAAGTCCTTTAACAGTGCGGTCAATAACGGCATATCCCAATCGCCGCTGATTTTGTTCAGCGCCACATTGAGGGCTTTTTCCTTCTGCTCATCGATGTCCAGCACCACGCAGTCTACCTCGGTGTATCCAAGATGCTGCAGCACCTTCAGTCGCTGGTGTCCACCAACAACGATGCCGGTGCGCTGATTCCAGATGATCGGTTCTACATACCCGAATTCCTCAACGCTGCGTTTCAGTTTTTCGAATTCGGGATCTCCGGGCTGCAGGTCTTTTCTCGGATTGTATTTCGCGGGGAGCAGCCTGTCCACGCTGATCTTCCGTATCTCCATCACACAAGACCCCATTCCGCAAAGCTTTCAAAACCTCCGATGGCGCGGATGTATTCACGGGCGATTCTCACGATCTCCGAGTATGGTCTGCCGTCGATGGTGTCATCACCGATGGCGCAGCACAGTTCTACGGGTACGCCGTATTCCTGCGCCTTGAGCCAAGCGTAAATGTTCACGGACACATCGGCCTTGGACAAGTCTTTGCCGTGAAGGCCGCCACCTGTGATGGAGTCAGCCATATCCGATCCCAGCTTGCGGTTGGTTGCGCCGCTGTCCACATTGGTGCCGCCTGTCCAGTAACCCAGCGGATTGATCTCTGCGTCGGGATATAACGCTGCGAGGTCAGTATCCACCGCGTTGCTCTGGCAGATGATGAGTCTGCTGCCGTCTGCGATGTATTTGCCGTCGCACTGATACTGGCCGTAAATGATACGGGCGATATCGGACAGCCTGCGCTGCTCATCGGTTACGGGTACACCACGGAAGATGCCGTTGTCACCACAGCGGATTTTCTTTGACTGGTTGCCAGCCAAAATGGGATCCTGCTCGGCCTCTTGGTAATCGATTGCGACGCCGTCGCCTGCGATCCTGCTGACGATTTCCTGCACATCCTCCAGCGCCAAGTGGGTGGAAGTCTCGGTGACGATATGGCAGATGCCGTGACCGATCAACACCTCCACGGCGATCTTCGGGTTCTTTTCCTGTGTGTATGCCAAGTCTACGAGCGCTCCTGCGATACGATCTGCGATCTTATCGGGGTGCGCGGGATTTACTTTTTCAAACATGTTATTCTTCCTCCAGTAAGTAGTTCTCGTATGGTATGCCCATGAATTCCAGCACCTCGCGTAGTCCCAATCCACCATCATCATATGGCTTCATGCAGTACCGCCACAGGTCTGGGTGTGTACGCTGCAGCTTTTGGAAACGGTTCGGTTCCTTATCCAGATGCGCTCCGAACATGCAGAACACGCAGCCGGTGCGATCGTAGCCCATGTCGTATATCTTGCAGTACGGAAGGCTGAAGCGGTGGATGTATTCCCACACATCGTCGTCTGTCCAGATGCTCATGGGGGTGCATTGCGCTTTTTTACCTTCCAGATTATAAAATCCGTACTGCAGGAATTTCTGGGCGCGGAGAGCTGACTCCGATGCCGTTGTTCCCATGATCGGGACGCGGCCGGTCTTCTTTACATATTCCGCGATGGGCTTGAGCTTCATTTCCTTGCAGCAGCCAGACCCAATATTGAATGGTGCGTTCAGCAGGTATTTCCATTGCTCCGATAACTTGAAGCGGGTGGGTGTGCCGTCGAGGTTTAGACCGTAGAACGCTTTCTGTATCGCGCCGCTGCTGGTGCCGCTGCGAATGCGGTATATCCATTCAGCCTGCTCCTTTGACACCACAGGGTATCCGCACTTTTTCAGCATCTCTCTGTGGTGCATCTTCGGAGTGACGACTGTGATATTATCGAAGGTCTGAACGAAGTCGCGTATCTCTGGGAACTCCAATCCTGTGTCGCTGTACAGCCCGACGAGGTCTGGGTATAGCTGGCGACATAGGTGTATCAGCACGGTGCTGTCTTTGCCGCCGCTGAACGAAATGTAAATGCCATCGACGCCGAAGTGTTCCACGAACTCGCGGATTGCCTTCTGCGCGATGGCGATTTTCTCATCGAGCGGGAGCGCTTGTAAGCGATACAGCTCCTGCTTATCAACCTTGGCCATCCGAGGTGATCCTCTCGGCCTTCTGTCCAGTGAACTGTTCCCAGCGTTTTACCGCAAGGTCGCAGTATTCGGGGCTGCGCTCCATTGCATAGCAGACGCGCTCCGACTGCTCACATGCAATGATGGTTGTGCCGCTGCCGCTGAAAGGTTCTACCACGATGTCGCCACGATCGGAGTGCATTTTGATGCATCGCCACGGCAGCTCCACAGGGAACATGGCCGGGTGATCCTTATTGGCGCGTACCGTGTTCATCTCCCAGATGCCAGCGTAGCCCCAGTTCTTTCGTTCCTCCTTGGTCAGTCGCTTTACGAACTTGTATGCGTGACCTGCGAAGGCCGACAGCCACATGTACTCTTGATCGTTGTATTCCACATCGCCGTTACGGCTGAATGCGCTGATGTATTCGTACTGCTGAACGGGTTTGTTGGTGACCAAGTGATAGGGTCCGACACCGAAGTTCATGCCTTGCTTCTTCCAAATGCGAATCCAGATGGGACGGAATCCGCACTTACTGAACATGTCCACGCTATACACGCTGGTGGGTTCGATGAACTGTGTGCCGGTGGAGTAGAGGTCGCCAAGGTTCCAGCAGACGATGCCTGCGTACTTGGTGAGGTTTTCGATCACGGGACGCATGGTATCAAACCACGGGTCGATGCCCTTGGTTTCGTAATCCTTGCCTACGCCGTAGGGAGGTGAGGTTACGCTCATCTGCGCTCTGTTGCCGTTCATGAGTTTTGCGAAGTCGGCGCTGCTGGTGCTGTCGCCGCACATAAGACGGTGGACGCCCAGCTTCCAAATGTCGCCGGTCTTTGTGATCGCACCCTTGGCCTTGATCTCTTTGTGTTCTTCGTCCACATCGAAATCATCCTGCACCGCTTCTTTGGAATAAAACGCGTTCATGAGTTCGTCGATCTCTGCCGCTTCAAAACCTGTGAGCGTAACATCGAATTCGCTGCCGTCCAGCTCTGTGAGCAAGGCCGCCAACTTATCCTTATCCCATTCACCTTGGATTTTGTTCAGCGCTACATTGAGCGCCTTTTCGCGCTTTTCGTCCAGCTCCACGATGACGCAGGCAACCTCGGTGTGTCCGAGATCTTTCAGCACCTGCAATCGCTGGTGGCCACCGACCACATTGCCGGTGGTCTTATTCCAGATGACCGGCTCCACATAGCCGAACTCCGTAATGCTGCGCTTGAGCTTTTCGTATTCCGCATCGCCGGGTTTAAGCTGCTTGCGGGGGTTGTATGCCGCCGCCTTCAGCTTATCGACGGATACCTGTTGAATGTTCATTTATGATCCTCCTGTTCGGTATTCCTCGAAGCGCCTGCACTTGCGGAATACAAATTTGTTATTGACCCACCGCTGCAGATGCTTGATCTCGATCGGTGCGTTTGGTTTGTCGTACACCATCACATACGGGTCATAGCCCAAATCGCGCACGGTGTAGATGCGGTGCAGGTTTTCCTCCATCGTCGAATTGAAATTGACGAGGATATACACCATCTTGCCGCTGTCCGACTTGCGCCGGTATGCCGCTGCGAATCTGCGGAAGTGTTCCGTCAAATCCTGCTGCGGGTTATCCCACGCGAAGTGGATTCGCTTGACGCGCATCCTGCCCAGCTTTTCTGCGACTTCCTCATTTGCGAGGCGTATGTCGAAGCCTTGGTTGATGTTCACCATGGCGCGGCTGTCGATCAGCTGATCCAGTAGCTCCATGCGGTCTTTGCATGCCAACAGGTTTGGGTCGAGCAGTTCGATGTTCGGCTGTCCGTTCCAGAATTCTGACAGGTCTGCGACCTTATGGCTGAGTAGACCTTCTTTATCACCAACAATGCAAAACGCGCAGTGCCGAGGGCAACCGCGCGTTAGAAATCCGTATGCTGTATCTGTTTTTCCGTATAGCGAGTAATCGGGCATGATGTGTTCCACCGCGTCTGGCAGTCTGTTGTCCAGACCATAGCCGGTGCCGCCTTTGATGACCTGCGTCGCATTCGGTATGAAGTCAATGTCTTTGCTGTAGGTGTCATCGAATACCCTTGATTGATATACGATGTCATAATGGCGGTCGTGATCGTACCATCCGACACGATCGCCCTGCGCTTTATGGTATGCTGCCAGCTTCATGAGGCAGAGGTTTGGGAAGTTGTGGCTGTCCACATCGATGAGTCCTATATCCATGTGCGCCTCCGTTATCCCAACAGCCGTTCCATGAGATCATCGTTGGGATTGCTGCTGCCCAACGGGGTTTCGCAGTTCTCCTTGACGATCTGGTATATCTGCAACCACAGCACATTGGCCTGCTTCAAAAAGTTCAGACCCATGGAAACATAGGGGCTGGCGATCGGCATCTGCGTTGTCGGATGCTTTGCCAACAGGCCGTACTGGTTGATGCCTTCCTCGCACTGTATCCAGCGGGTGACATACAGCGCGTACTGCTCGATCAGTTCCTTCTTTACGAGGTGAGCGCAGCCACGATCGTTGAGCCATTTCCATGTATCCGCGTAAATCTGCGGTGTGAGGTTCTGGTTGCTGTTTTTCGTGACCTGCGTTAAGTATTCTGCGATGGGCGGCATGTCTTCACCTGCGAGGCCGCTGTCCTGCATCCCGAACTGGATTTTTGTCAGCGGTGCCTTGCCGGGGTTACCGTCCACCAGCTTTTCTGATAGCGCCTTCTTTTTTCGCCCTGCGCCGGGGCGAGCGCCGCCGTGGCCGTTTGCCATCTGCCGCACCTCCTTTTCAAACTTGATTTTCCGAAAATCTTGATTTCGGGGGGTATACCCCCACTTGATTTCCCGATTTTTCGCGCGTGACCCCACGCCCGTCTCGGCAATAATTACCTGTAGAGATTCAGACCGCCCCTGCCTCCGTCATCGTCTGCCGAAGCGACTGCCTTCCTTGATGGATTTGGCACTATGGCAGCTCCAGCACAGACTCTGCAGGTTATCCATATCCAATGCACGACCGCCTTGTTTGATTGGCTGTATATGGTCGACCATGGTGGCGGCTGTTGTCTTGCCTTGCCGCGCACATTCCTCACACAAGGGGGTGCGGGACAGCTTGGCCGCGCGTAGCTTCCTCCATCTGTCGGAGGAGTAGAAGCGGCTGGCTTCTCTGTCCCTGTGGCGGGTGTTATAGTCGTGGTCTATAAGGGGTTGGTGCTTCTCACAGTATGATCCATCACATAGCTCTGGACAGCCGGGGTATCTGCATGGTGTCTTGGGCTTCCTTGGCATGGGTGATCACTTCCTTCTGCGGAACACCTGCTGCAGCTTGTATTTGATGATGTACCACAGCTGCTCTGTATAGGTGACTTTCCTGTATCCCATATTTCCTCCAATAGAAAAGCCCCCGCAGGGGTGTCCCTGTGGAGGCCGTTCTGTATTCTCTGTGTCCATTATAATGATACCATACTTGCCGTATGACATTCTATGAACTTTACTGTACACTTTCGGGAATTTCCACTTTTTCAAGTGCTTTTTTGTGGAGTCGGAAGGTGTACTCAATGCTGTAGTGCAAATCCACCGCTATCTGCTCAAATGTCTGGAAGCACAAATACCGCTTTTCCAAAAGCGTCTTATATTCGTCATTTTCGATGCCGTTAATAACACCCATAATTTCGCGCTTCAAATCGACCAGTGCAGAAAGGTCTTTTTTCAGAAGCTCCTGCAAATCGACGATTTTGCAGACGGCATCTGCCATAGTGGATTGGCTGGAGCTGGGATTGTGCGGCATTCCTGTAATTGCAGAAGTGCATTTGGTGGCCAGTGCGTTAAGTGATGCAATCTGATCTATTTTGCTGTCTATGCGGTGATCCAGATGGAAAGTCTGGGAAAGGTACTCTTTTGCGGTCATAACCGAAACCTCCGAAAATGGATTTCTCTTGAGGCGTCGATTCTTCGATGCGTTTTAAGCGTTGTTCATTATTTCTTTGACTTCATCCACCGATCGGACGACACAGGCGATGCCGCCTGCGCGTCTGATCTGGTCGATGGTCGCTGCCTGCAGGCGGGTCGGCTGATTTTTGCCGACCTTTGCCTCCAGCGCGATAAACCGTCCTTTGTAACAGACGATGATGTCGGGAATGCCTGCGGTGCCATACTGGCCGCCGTGTTCCTTCCAGAAAAAGCATTCTGGCAGGGATGCGAGGTATTTCCGTATGTTTTGTATCAGCTGCGATTCCTTCATGGTTGTTTCCCCCGATAACCCCTTTCCCAAAAGACCATTTGAAAGGGATTTTATGTTTTTACTGAAGAACTGAACCTTTCTGAATGATTTTCTTAAAAAGTCGCGTATAAGGAGCTATAAGAAAAAGTTTCGCGAAAAAAGTCCAGTTTTGTCCATTCCTTCAGTATTACAATCTGCTGGCTTCACCGCGCAAGGTAAATCCATGCCATTCGTAGCTACCCGTTGCACCGCGTCGCTTGCTGAAACTGCGTTCCAATAGTTTCTGACTGAATGGCCGTTGCGTGAGCCGATGTTCACCGTTTTCAACACACCACTCATCGTACTTGGCACGAAGCATTTTATTGGAAACCCTTGCACCATCGCGCACCACACAACATTCTTCAAAGAAGTGGGAAAACGAATCCATTTCTTCTTTGTATTCACGGTTTGCTATAGCTACAACATCGGGTTCTATTAACCCTTCTTGCTGCCACAACAGGCAACCCTGTACTGCCCATGCCAGTATCCCAGACATTTCTTTTGCCATGATCTTTGCAGGGAAGTTCTTATCTCGTTCCTGTTCCGTAAATGTGTTGGTGAACGGCATGAGCTTAATGCGACGCCAAATCGATTTTGTTGTATCCCTAATCATGGGTTTATGATTGACCGCAAGGAACACCTTGAACTGTGGAACATACTCGAAGAACTCACCGTATAGGAATCGCGTTACCAGCTTGTCGCCACCAGTCATGGATTTGATCAGCGACTCTGCCATGCGTTTGCCTTCCTCCATTTCAATCGCAGATACGAAACGCGCTCCCTTCAGACGGGCGATGTCATTATTGACCGATTCGTTCTTCTTCTGCATGAAGGTATCCGATGAGGTGCTTTGTGCGTATCCGTTCAGCAGTGCTGCGAAGATGTTCAGCATCGTGCTTTTGCCGTTGCTGCCGGTACCGTACAGTATGAAGATTGCCTGTTCGGAGATGTCGCCGGTCAGTGCGTATCCCAGTGCTTTCTGGATGTAGCGCATATACTCTTTGTCGCCACCTGTGATTTTCTCCATGAGCTGCATCCACAGCGGGATGGCGCAAGCGGGATTGTATTCCGAAGCGCAGATCCTTGTAATGAAATCCTTGGGATTGTGGGGCTGTAGTTTACCTGTCCGCAGATCAATTGTGCCGTTCTGGCAGTTCAGCAACCACACATTCTGATCCAAATCTTCGCTGCGTACCGTGATTGCGGGCATGCCCGACGCAATGTCCAGCAGTGCCTTCAATCGGCTGTTGGATTCCGATTTCAGCGAATGCTGAATCAGTGCCTTGCGCCTATCTCCATCGGGGAGTAAATCAGCGTCGTGGATGATGTTGCGGACGCACTCAATTGCATAGGTGATGATCTTACCTGTGTCATCCTGTTCCCAGCGCTTGCCGTTCCAGATAAACCATTTCTTGTAGATGGTGCAGTATTTCACTTGATCCTTGAACATGGCCACGAAGCGCTCTGCATTGCCAACATCGGTCAGCTTGTATTCCATGCTCTCTGCTTCGGGCTGATAGCGGGTAATGCTCTTGGCAATTGCCACCACCGTTTCATCGTCCAGTGGCGGGTCGAGCCGATCTCTGTTCTCGGCGCGAAGTGTTGCGATGATGCCTTCTTCACCGATGCCTTTGCGGCGCAGCGCACCTGCCAGAGATGTCAGATGATTGTTGCGACCGCCTTCGGAGATCTTCTTGCGTGGAGCGGGATCTGCTGCCTTCTTTCTGACTGTGAACTTGGTACCGACCTTGCGGATTTCCTCCACCAGCCACGCGGGCATGTCCGCTGCCTGCATATCGAAGGGTGACTTGCCGCTGTCCCACGCATACTGATTGCCGCTATGATGGATGCTGGGTGCTGCTACGATCATGCCGCCCTGTGTGCGGATGTCGAGACCGTCACGGAATCCCACTACATTTTTGAGACACAATTCCTCCGTATATTTGAAGATATAATGCTTGCCGCCACCGCCAGTTGTCGCCGTGATCGTGTCGGGCAGGATTTCATGCTCATCCATAAGCATTGCCAGACTGCCTTCACCACCGTGGCGGGTATCTACATCCAAGGCAACGAGGCCGCTTTTTTCACCCATCGGAATACCGATGTTTGCCGAGGGCGCTTTTTCCCACCAAGCCTTGATCTTTGCTGCGTCGGTTGTTGCTTCTTCGTTCCAGTTCTTGATGCGCGGGTGCTTTCCTTTTGCAGCACACATCGCGCCCTGTCTGCAGGAACAGTTGCCGTCCTGCTTGACCCAGTGGAGCGGGAACACTGGGATTCCCGCCGCCGCGTATCTTAAAGCTTCATCCAGTAACTTCATTGATTTCCTCCATCTCGGTCGTGAAGAACCGTACCGTCTTATGCTGACGCGCCGCTTCTTCCAACTCTTGCTTCATGCCTGCGGAGATGTCAGTACCGAAACACCAAACCTCTGCACAGCTTCTTAATAACGCCAGACCGAAAAGCAATCCCAACTCGCGCTCCTTCGGGTTATTGTCATTAAGGAACTGCGGGTACATAAGATGGCTTGCTACGGGTATCCGCTCCTTCGATGCGACGAAGCGGCAGTACCGTCTGGCAAGTTTTACATTGCCGGTGATGTCACCAGCGAACTTTGAAACCACATATACCTTGGGTCTGCGTGTCACTATCGTTCTTGTATAGTCCGCTGCTTTTTGCTGTCTTTTCTGCTCTCTGCCGATGTTGGCGAATGCAGCGCCTGCGGTGGGATCCGCATATCCTTCACTGTTGCGAAACATCACTCCACCTCCAGACCTTCCAGCTTGCCGAAGCAGTATCCGTGTTCGCCCTCTGCCACAATCGGGATATCGAACTCTGCGAAGGGCTGCGCTTCCATAGCGGTGCGGATAATGCGGATTGCTTCGTCTTCGTGTCCTTCGTCCACCTCGAACAGCAATTCATCGTGAATCTGCAGAATGGGTCGAATGTACGGACGGGTTGCCAGCTCTGCGATCAGCTTCTTCATTGCCAGCTTTAGAATCTCTGCTGCGGTACCTTGGATGGGAGTGTTCATGCTGCAGCGCTCTGCGAAACTGCGCTTGCCCCAGTCAGCACGATTATTGATATTGGGAAGGTATCTGCGTCTGCCGAAAGATGTTTCGCTGTACCCATCCAGTCGTGCATTGCGTATCGTGGCCTGCTGCCATTCTGTGAGAGCAGGATAGCCTGCCTTCAAGTTGGCGATGATTGCCTCGCAGTCGGAGACGGGCTTATCCAGTCCCGCCTTGAACTTTAGCGTTTGCTGTAGTCCTCTGGGGAACAGGCCGTAGAATGTACCGAAGTTCACATTCTTGGCGATGGTGCGGCGCTCTTTGTAATCGGGGTTGTCCTTATCCACGGCCTCACTGATCGGGATATTGAAAATGACCGATGTGGTCTGGGCGTGGATGTCGCCGCCGCTGCGGTATGTTTCCATCATCTTTTCATCTCTGCAGTAGAATGCACCCACGCGCAGCTCGATCTGCGAGAAGTCAAAGTCGAGAAATTTGCTGCCGGGTGTTGCCACGATGAACTGTCTGACACCGATCGGGTCGCCACCTTTGCGGGGCATGTTCTGCAAGTTGGGCTTTCTTGCAGCGAAGCGTCCTGTATCGGTACCCATCGGCATGAGGTCGGGATGAATTCTGCCGGTGGCCGTATTGATGCATTTCTGGTATCCGTCGATGTAGGTGCTTTTGATCTTCGTCCATTTACGAAGCTCTTGCACTGTCTCAAAGAACGGTACCAGTTCGGGACGCGCCTTTTTGCAGTACGCCATGAGCAGCTGCATCGCTTGATCGTCGGCGGCATCTTGGAACTTTGCCGTTGTCTTCAATACGGGGAGACCTTCTGTTTTATACAGAAACGCCTTGAACGCTGCGGTGCTGCAGTTGGTGCCGATATCGATATCGCCGGTCACCATGAGTACCTTTTCGCGCAGCTCCATGATCTTCTGCTCGGCCTCCAGTCGCTTTTTCTCCATGAGCGCTGCATCCACGCCGACACCGTTGTATTTCATCATGCCGGTGTACACCGCAGTGGGGCTTTCGATTTCCTCGCAGATGAAACGATGGCGGGGAATGTTGTAGTCAAACCATTCGTTGAAGGTGTGATATAGCTGCAGTGTCCAGTCGCTGTCCGCGCAGGCGTATCTGCAGGTGTTCCATTCGTCGGGATCCAGTTCATCGAAGAATCTGCCCTTGACCACTTCCTCGAAGGTGGGAAGCTCAACGCTGTAAAGGTACGGCACCAGCTTCTTCAGACCGCTGTCCGAAAGCTCGCGGAACTCATAATCATTCTTCAGCGTCAGCTGCGATGCCACGATGGTGTCGTATACCGGCTCCTGTATGACGATGCCATATTTGTACAGGAACATTGCTTCAAATGAGAGATTGTGGGCGATCTTTACGATCCTGCTGCTGTTGAACAGTCTGGAACGCAGGTATGCCATGACCGTTTCCACATCTGCATTCTGGCCGACGCGATGTCGGAGCGGGATGTATCGTGCAGTGCCTGCCGCCACGGAAACGGAAATGCCAGCGATATCCGCTTTGTGCGCGTCCAGTGCGCTCATATCTTCGTCTCTGTATTCATCGGTAGCCGCCGTCTCAAAGTCGAATGCGACCACAGTGGCATTGCCCAGATATGCGTCGATTTCCTCGACGCTTCGGATAGTCTTGTAATCTTGCATATTGTCCTCCTGTATCATAGAGAGGGGCGGCAGCGTACCGCCGCCCCAGTCAGATTCTTATTCCGCGTCGGTGATGGCAACATGGCCAGCGAATGCCTTGACCTGTTCGCTCATAGCATTGATGTTCTGCTGCTCATCGGGGTTGAGTGCGCGATCCACGCTGCAGACCACCTGCGAGAAGGTGATGCCGGTGCTGTTCTGCACCTTCTTCAGCGTGAACTTGGTAACCACGCTGTTGGTCTTTTTGCCCTTCTGGAGAAGACGGGTCACATACTTGGTGAACTCCTTCAGCGATCCAGTGGGAACGGTGAGGATGACGGGGAGGATTTCGCCCTCGCGCAGAATGTACACGCGGCGCTTCTGCTTACAAGCCATGCCGCCGTTATCACCGCTGCCGAACTTGGCGTAGGGACAGCTGCCGCAGTTCTTGCATTCACCAGTCTCTGCCACCACGCCGATCTTGCCGTCCATGCTGCCGCAATCGGGAGGATTGTTGCCGCCAGTGAACTTTTCCTTGTAGTAGCTGTGGATGGGATGGTGATACAGGATGACCGCCTTGAACTCCTTGACGGAGTCGGGATTGCTGGGATCGTCGCCCGGTACTTCGTAGCTGATACCACCGCCTGCGGGGATCTTGATGCGGTCGAAGGTCGGGGTCAGACCGTCCATTTCCTCGCTGAACAAGTCTCCGAGGTTAATTGCTGCGGCGAGGTAGCCGCTGTTTTCCTTAATGATCATTTCGTTGCTCATATCTGCTGTTCTCCTTATTTCGTAGATTTGGTTACGCGAACGGTTGCTTTTTCTGCGACTCTCATTAACCCGTCGAGCCAATCGGGAAGGACGCCATCGTTTGCTTCGATGAGTTCCTTAACCGTACTCTGCAAGGTACGGCTGTTGATGGTGAAGAGGCCTTCGTAGCCGTTGGCCTTCATGACCTCCCAAAGTTCTGCCTTGCACTCCACCACGGGGGAAGGCAGCGCGGTCACCACCAAGCTGAAGTTCTTATTGCCGCGCTTGAAGCCGCTGCATTCCTGCTCGGTCATAATGGCGACCAGCTGTTCCTGTACAGCTTCGATGTCACCGTTGATAGCAGAGAGCTGCGCCTCCGTTGCAGCCTTGCTTTCCTTGAGTTCTACCAGCCTGTCGGCCAGTTCTAACATGCGTTTTTCTTCCATATCGTTATCCTCCGATGAGTTTCTTGTAATCGTCGACGAGTAGTTTGGAAACATCGGCTTTTTGCTTCAGTGCTGCCATGACCTTTTCGTCGATGGTGTCTTTGCATACGAGGTGGATATACACCCCGCGCTTGGTTTGTCCGATCCTGCGGATTCGCGCCCGCGACTGCTCATAGTTGGCATAGCTGAAATCCAGTGAGTAGTACACCGCCACGGTGCCTGCCGTCAGCGTCAGTCCCATGCCTGTGGTCTGCAGCTGGCCGATGAACACCTTGGTGTCGGGGTCATTCTGGAATGCATCCACCTGCTCGGCACGGTCGGTTACATCGCCCTTGATCAGCGCGTACCCGATTTTCTTCTTCTGCAGCATTTTTGCGATGCTGTCGATCTCTGGCACGAAGCGGGCGAAGACCACGACCTTTTTGCCTTGCTCCATGCATTCGTCGATGATGTCTTCCAGCGCCTCCAGCTTTGCTTTGCTGACCTCCTGTACCACGCCGCCTTCATCATCACGAATGAAGCCGCCAGTACACTGGGAGAGTCGGAGCAGTCGGGTCAGCACATTTCGCGCTGTAACTTCACCGCTCATCAGTTCTGCGAAGCTGTCCTTATCGATGCCGTCGTAGATCTGCTGGGCTTTTTTCTCCAGCTTGACGGGTCGGATTTCTTCCACGAATTCGGGCAGCTCTACCGCTTCGTCAATACGAATACGGAACGCCACGCTATGCGCCAGCTCTACCAGTTCTGCCAGATGCTTGTATCCGATGATCTGGTGATTCTGGTATCCACCGAGAATGGCATACTTGCTGCGGAATCCGTAGAAGGTACTGCCGAAGATGCTTTCGTCGAGGAACTTGTACTGACTGAAGAAATCCAGCGGGCTGTTAGTGATCGGTGTGCCGGTCAGAATGAGGTTGTACCTGCTGGCTTTGCCGAGCCGGTGCAACGCTTTGGAGCATTTGGCCTGCGGATTCTTGATCTTGCTGCTTTCATCGCAGACGATCATGTCGGGCTTCCATCGCGCGAGCTCTGCCTCCAGTCGCCAGCAGCTTTCGTAGTTGACCACGATTACCGACAGCCCGAAGCTGTCCATGTGTCGAATAGTGTCGATTTTCTTGTTACCGTCACCATCCAGCACTGCGATGGAAAATGGGAATGCCGCAAACTTATCGAACTCCTGCTGCCAGACCTGTACGATGGATTTCGGGGAAACGACCAGCAGTCTCTTGATGTTGCCGGTATTGAACAGCGTACCCGCCACTGCGATCGTGGTGATCGTCTTGCCGGTACCCATATCCATGAGGTAGGCGCATCCTTTACTCTGCATCGCCGTCACCGCCTTCCATCTGCTCCATGGCCAAGAACATGTGGAGCTGTTTATGCTCTCTGTCCGTCATGATGAGCAGGTTGCTGGTATCGTTGTCCGTTGCGTCGCCGTTCATGTGGTGAACGACTTCTCCTGCCTGCAGCGGCCTGCCGAGGTATTCCTCTGCGATCCTGCGGGCTTTTTTGGAATTGGGCTTGCCGCGTTCTGCAACGCGACAGTGGGGATTGCGTTCTTTGTTCAGCTCCGTGAGGTGCTGCGCTCTGTGTCCGCGTGATAATGCTGCGTAATCTATATGCTGGCTGTTCCAGCGATTACGGCACTCCACACAGCAGAAGTTATGCTCTCTGGGTCTGCTGCGGGTGATGGCCTTGCCGCACTGGTCACATTTGACTGTCATACGGCACCTCCGATCCCGAACAGCCGAAGCGCGAAGTTATATGCTCTGATCTGGTGCTGATAAGGCGTCGCCTTGATCGGCATCGGAATGAGCGGTTCTTCGGGTTCGTGCTGCTCCTGCTGATCGTCGGCTTCCATGAGGCCGTCGCCCAGCGTCACACCCAGAAGCCCAAGCAGCGCAGCGTTTTCCTTGCTGAACGGTACCAACCACGCTTTGTCATCTGCGTCATAAAATCTGCCGTCGATCTCTTTGATGCTCTCTTTGATCATGAAGGCGTTGTAGATGCGAATGTGGTTTCCGTCTCTTACTGCGTTCAATTCTTTGACTCCTTTACCTTTGGCATAGCAAAAGCTGAAAGGATGCTCTGCATGGTTTTCTGCTGATCCGGCTGCAGTCCGTCCATCAGTTCACGCAACAGCTGCTCCTGCTCACTGCGAAGGTATCGACGGCCTACATACCATCCGTCCGCGACACGGATGCCACCGCCGCCACCTTGCACTGTGTAGATGGGTGCAGAACAGCCGAGTATTTCAATGTCATATCGAATGGTGCGTTTGCTGACACCGAACTCTGCCGCCAAGTTCTCAACGGTTTCTTGCCGTCTGTCGCTCAGCGCTTCCAGTATCATCTGTCTGCGATCTAACGCGCTCTGCATGTTCTGCACCTCCTTTCGTCTCTTGCTGGTTAAATGGTAAAAAACGAACTGGCAACCTAATTGCCACTTCAAAAAAGTTTTTCGAAAAATTTTTCTGCCGTTTTGGGCAACAAAAAAAGCCACCGACAAAACAGTCCTATCCCGTAGGATAGTAACTGCCTTGTCGATGGCTTTATCTTTCACTCATCGCTGCTATTGATCTGGACACGGTCTTATGACTGTCGGATGTTACTCCCGCTGCCGCTCCGTCGCGTAGCTTTTCAAGACAATTCTGGTGGGTGACTTGGTAGTGGTCTTACGCCCAATGCCGCCAAACCGTCTGCTCACCAGTGTCGCTATTCAGTTTTGTATTCGCTCCATGCCCTCTGGCGCGTACACCTTAATGATGTCGTGCTTGGGGGTCTTGAGGGTTCGTATCATGGCTGTTTGACATCTTTTGCACTCAACCTTGATATCGCCTCGGCTGTTACGAAAGCCGGTGACTATATTTCCGCAGTTGACGCAATGCCATGAGAATGGAACCCAGTCTTCCACTCTATTCATTCGCTGCAACTCCTTTGTGATTTACACCGCCGTTCAAGTCACTGCAGCGAAGCAGGCAACCAGCTGTTGGGGGGTGTAGAGAGGTACTTTCTTATCTGCTGCGAACTTCAGCACCTGTACGGTCTGCTTACAGTGTTCGCATTCCATCCATCCGTGAGTTTCCTCAAGGTAGAGATTATGATTGACTGTGCCACAAATCGGGCATTTGGCATCGTATGATTTCATAATTACCTCGCTTTCTGCAAATGGTTAAACCAAGTCCTTCAGCACCTTAACAGCCACGCCCTGTATAATGCAATCCTTTACGATGATGTCTCGCATGGTACTGTTTTCGGGGTGGAGACGCACCCTGCGTTTTTCGGGTTCGGGGTAGTACCGCTTCAGCGTTGCTTCGTCATCCATGAGCGCAACAACGATCTGGCCGGGTTCAGCGTAGTTCTGCTGCTTGATCACGACGAGGTCGCCGTCATCGATATTGGCTTCGATCATTGAATCACCGTTGGCTCGAAGGATGAAAAAGTCGCCCTTGCCGAACAGCGCAACAGGCAGTCGTACATATTCCTCGATGTTTTCCTCTGCGAATTTCGGGACACCACAGGAAACTGCACCCAGAACGGGGACTCTGGTGGTTTCGCGCTTGGTGATTTTCGCCTCACGAGTGGTAATGTTGCGACAACCATTATAGTCGATCATTCCGTTCTCTCGCATATAGGACAGGTAGCGGGAAACGGTACCGACTGCCAAGCCGATGCCTGCGTGGATCTCACGCACCGTGGGGGATACACCGTGTCTCTCGGTGTATTCATTTACGAATTCCTCAATCGCTTTGAAAGTTTCGGGATTCTTTGTACGCATGTGTTTGCCTCCTTTGGGGCTATCTTGAACAAATGTTCCATTTACAGTTTTTATTATACTCACATGCGGGTCAGCCGTCAATAGCTTTGCAGCAGAAAATCCCTCATCGGTCTCAGGTGTCGCAAATCCGTGACACCTGCATGTAAAAAGAAAGGCACCGCGCGGATTGCTCCACACGGTGCCACGGGGTTATGCTATAATATTATTCGTCAGTATCTTCCGCTTCGGTTGCCGCTGCTGCAGCTTCCGCGTCGCGCTGGCGCTTGATTGCCCAGCCGCCTCCCTTAGGAACAGGAGGGAACGCCTGCTCCAGCGCAAAAATGATAACGCCTTCGTCAGCGAAAATTGCGCCGGGGACATTCATACTCTGCTCCTGCGTCCACTCCATAACCTTACGCACCGCGTTTGCTGCGGGGGCACAGGTGATCTTGATCGGGTAACGCTGCTCACCAGCGGGCTTGGAGAACTTCATAGCGTTGGGGTCATTCTCCTTGCAGGCCTTGATGGCAAACTGCTTGCCCTTTTCGTCAACGAACAGCTGGATGTATGCGGGGTAGCCCAGATCGACATGGGTGGCGCTGTTGAACTTAATCTGGTTGCCAGTGATGAAAGTGGCAACGGCATCGGTACGGGTGGTGATCAGCTCTACGAGCTTAAATTTTTCAAGTACGGACATGGTAATTACTCTCCTTTAATTTCAATAATCTCAATGTTGTCGGATGCTCCTGCCTCCGACGCGGTCTCTTTTGCGGGACAGAAGATGGAGGCGATATCGTCATCGTCCCATTCTAAATCAATCAAGGTGAAGCCCGACAGGCAGCCCTTGACCATGATTTTCGGTCGTCTGCGCCGTCGATTTCTACAGTAGTACCGCTCACTGATGAGCTTCTGCACCAG